TTGTGGTAGTAGTAATGCCATCCGTTGTTCCTTGTGCTGGGGCGCCAGGTGTCGTGTTCTTCTTTGATGGTGTTGCTGTTGATTTTTTAGTTGCTGGTGCTTTTGCTTTTATTGCCATAATTAAGGTAGGATAATTGTTTCGCCCAGCATGTATTGAAATACAGCAGGGTCACGTATACCGTTTACTGCAAGTATTTGGTTGCCATAATCAGCACCCATTTTACCTACAATACTATCAAGTGTATCACCATTTTTTACAACGTAAAGTTTGTATGATGGCTTTGTAAGGTTAGGTGCGTAAGACGTGTTTACGCCAGCAGTACTTGTGTTTGTAGCACCTGTATTAACAGCAAAGGAAAGTGGTGTTCCCTTTAGGTTTGGTGTTGGGTTCTTTGAGGAATTAACACCAGCAAGGTTGTTTTGTGTCCACGCGTCCGCGGGGGAATAATTAGAAGTGTGGGTAGCAGTTGCAAGCGGCGGGTTGTATTCGTAAAGTGTAATTTTTACCTGTTGCTGAATTCTAAGACCAGTAGTAAAGTCACGAATTGCGTCTTGAAATTCAATCGCAAAAAGAACCCATGTTCGGCTTGTTCCAGGCAAAGGCCCATCAACCTNTATTGAAGGTGGTTCAAGAAGGCCTTTTAATGGTTCCATCCAAAGTTCTAGTTGTGCACAGTCTGTTTCAACAGTGCTAGAACTGCCGGTTGGTGCAGTCACTGATGAATCAAGGATTCCCGTAAATTCAAGTTTGTACGGTGCACGGTCCATCCATTGTGTTGCAGATACCTGCTTTGGACGGTCAACAACCTGCCAACCACCAGAAGTAATTGGTCCATACAATGCATTATCAACNAGACCCATTGTTATGTTATAAAAACCCGTACCAGCAGAACGACTGCCAGTAACACCATTTGCGGTGTTGGCATACGTGTCTGGTTCAAGGGTGACTAGCCTATTAGTAACTGTTGCCATTTATAGCCTATTTCCTTGCGTGTTTTCCAGAATTCTGATTGTTAACAATAGTCGCTAGACCACCGGCTGCGGTATTAATCGCAGAAACCATTGCCGCGCTAAAGGCATCAGCCGTAAGACCAACTTCTTTGTAAACAGCCTTGTTGGCTTGTGCCGCTGCATCTGCCTGAGCCTTAATGTCTGCAGGGTCAAGCCTAGCCTTTTTAGCCAATGCTTCAGCACCCTTTTNAAGGTTTGCAGCAGTTTTCGTAAGTTCCTTTGCTTGTTTTTCGTAAGCAGCCCTAACAGCGCCAGTGGAATTCTTTGCACGTGAACTTTCAATGCCAGCCATAGCAGTTGCCCTAAGCGAAGCATACATTTCAGTGGAGTAATTGGAACGTGCTTGTTCCGGACTTCCGTAAGACATGTAATCTTTTTTGATGAATTTGTTTATAAATCCAGAAACACCCTTAGCAGATTTTGCGGCAGCACCACGGTTAAACCAGTTTGAATCTGCATTAAGAATGTCACTTCTAAAATTTGCACCAAGAACATTTGCATAACTATTTTTGTTTGCAGAAAGTGCCTTGTTGAATCTTGTTATGTCACCAATTTTAAGTGCTTTTTGAAGGTCTGGCGGAAGGGATTTGAATTGGGGTGAATTAAAAATCTTGTCCCAACCACCGGATTTCATGCTATAAATTCCACTTTTGTCTTTTGTTAAAAGCGATTGTTCCATTGCTTTTAGGCTAACCATGCTTTTGAAAGCGCCATAAACGTGTTTGAATCCGTTTTTTCCACTTTCCCATGCAAGGCCACCGGAAAGTCCAGTAATTTTGCCTTGAAGTTTTGCAATGTTTTGAAGGTCTTTTGTCGTATCCTTACCAGATAGCATGTCAGACGCAAGTTGATTTTGCGCATCCTGCAATGCTTGCTGTGCGGCGGTTAACTTAACACGAGTAGTATTTGCATTTGGGCTAGTAACAGTAGGCTTTCCGCCACCAAACATATTTACTAGGCCGCCAAGCGCCTTTCCAATCATTGGTGTAATCATTGGTGCAAGTGCCGTCATGGCAATCATTCCAATTGGTCCGCCTAGTACGCCACCAAGAAGGTCGCCAGCGCCAGACATTAAACCNCCACCAAGAAGGTCGCCAGCGCCAGACATTAAACCACCACCAAGAAAACGACCACCAACTTTTTCTAGAACTTCTGGTGCTTCTTTTGATACAACTTTTTCAGCATCACCAACAAGTCCACCACGACCAAAGTTAAGTTTGCTAAAGGTTTCGTCAATGATTCCCTTAGCGCCTTTTCCGTACCCCTTGCCAAATCCTTCTAGTTTGCTGTCAGCAAGTGCTGTGCGAATAGCGGACTTACTAACTACATTGCTTCCGGCTTTGTTAAGCAGGTCTTTTTCAACCGTGCTTAAACCCTTTTGTTCTGCTTCTTTGACAAGTTTCTTTTCGGCATCTTTTTCAAGTTTGCTTTTAAGGCTTCCACCACCGCTACCACCACCGCGGCTTTCGCCACGAACAATAGCGCCAAATTCGTCAATAAAACCACCAAATTTAAGAATGTCCTGACCTTGTTTTTCAGCAATCTTTGCTGCGTTAAGGTCCGCCATGCGGGTGAATTCATTTCTTGTTTTAGAAAAACGGCCAAAAGTCCTGTAACGGCCAGTTGTAGTGTCTTCGCCAGCAAGTTTTCCAAACAGACTGTTTTTACCCTTGATGATTCCACCAATAAGGCCGTATCCACCCCTTAGAACACCAGCAAGTTTTGATAATCCGGCAGCAACAATAAGGCCACCAATAACGGTGACCAGTGGGATAAGAACTACTTTTGTTTTTGTAAGCCAGTCAACTACGCCAAGAAGCGCCTTGCCCATCTTAAGGAATGCGGGGGTAATGGCTTTTCCAATTTCAACAAGGTCCACTTGGAATCCACGTATCATTTTGTTGAATTGCACGGCAGGTGTATTCATACCTTCTTGAATCGAAGCGTCCAAAGATTTCTTGGTTGCGTGCGTAGAGAAGTAATCAAGAATTCCCTTAAGTTTGTCAGGGTTTTCAAGAAGCGTTGCAATGGTAGCGAACTGCTTTGAACCACCAAACGACTTGGTAAGAATTTGCGATGTTGCAAACATCTGGTCTGTTGCAGAAAGTTTTCCAGCCATCCATCTAGAAAGGAATTCTGGCGTAATTTGATTAACGCCCCATGATTCTAATTGATTAATGGCACCCTGTTTTCCACCAGCACCCTTATATTTAGGGTAATTGGCAAAAGGATTCATTACCTGAATCTTGTTTCTAAGGTCAAGAACAGCACCATAAAGTCCACTTTGCCCTTGATATGTGGCATTACCGGACATAATTTTTTGCAATTCACCAGGTTTAATACCAATGATAGCCAATGCCTTTGCACCCTGTTGTGTAGGGTTAGCAAGTTGGTTAATACCNGTAGTTACNTTTGTACCAGCAACTGAACCAGTACTACCCATAGAAGTCATTANGTCAACCCAAGCAAGCGTGTCNCTTGCGGACATTCCGTTTGCTTTTGCAGACTGCATCAAACCACGGGACATTGCGGAAATAAGTTCGCTTGGTTTAATGTCACCAGCACCAATGGCAGCATTGTAAAGTTCTGCTGCCTTTTCTACGGCATTTTTGTTGTAGTTTGCAGCATTTTTGTTGGACATTTGACCAATGTCCTTCATACCAGCGTTAATCAAAGAAGTAAGTACACGTGAAGATTGTTCAGTTGCTTGACCACCAGCAATATTTCCAACAACGCTAAGTTTTGCAACCATGTCTACGACGTCTTTTAATTGCGTCTTTGTAGCACCTAGACCGTCATTCCAGGAAGCCGTACCAGAAGCGGCACGGTAAATAATGTCAGCCATGTCGGTAAGGCTGACACCAGTTTTCTTAGCAATGTCTAGTGCCGTTTGATTAAGCCAGGGAAGTTCCTTCTTGTTAATACCCGCCTGTGTTACAGATTGGGTCATTAACTTATCGAAGTTCATGTATTGCTTAATACCTTCGTAAGCAACACCACCTAGTGCAAACGCACCCCAAGTACCCGCCTTCAAAACGGCGGGGGTTCCAAATGATTCTAGTTTTGTAAGGTTTTTGTATGTGGTTGAATAACCTACATTTTGTGCTTCAAGTGAACGTGTTACATCTGCTTGGCGCTGTGCAATACGTTCGTCAGCAATAGCAAGACGGTCATCCATTGTGATGACCTTGCGCTTAGTTTCATAGTTTTGTTGCCAAACACGGTTATTTCTAACGGTGGAATTAGTTAACTTATCCGTAAGGTCGGTAAGTAAAGTTGTGTCGTATCCCATTCTTTGAAGAACTTCACGGTTCTTCATCATCAATGGAAGTACTTCTTTAATTTGACCGGCTTCTATTTGAAAACTGTCAGCAAGACCCTTAACTGCTTCGTCGGTAACAATTGCAGAATCTACAAAATTCTTATTTTCCTNTGCGGCATTTTGCATTGCCTCCACGAATTTCTTCGTGTTACCGGTCACATTTACATTTACATTGTTGTCTTTACTTGCCATAAAAGTGCCTTAAAAGGAGAAAGCCGCTACCCGGCGTGGGGTAGCGGCTATTGGTCTGCCGCCTGATTGCGTTACAGGCGGAAAGGTGGTTTAGAAGATTTTTGCAATTGTTTTCGCGACTTCTAGGCCAATCAATTCCGCAAGAACTTTAATTTCTTCTACTTTTTTTTCACCGTCCATTGTCATCGCTTTTTGCATTAAAGCAATGTCAATCAAGTAGTCAACGGTGCCCCGGTTCAGAATATTACGCGGTTCTAATCCAAGAAGTATCGCGTATGCCCCCGTTTCAATGTGGGGGTCTGAATCCAGGGACTTTAAAAAGTTTCGTCGGCTTCGTCGTTCGCGATATTACTCCACTTAAACAGACGATTAGCGGCGTCAATAAGGTCGCCTTCTGTCAAGTAAAGTGCTACGCAAGCGTCTACAGCACGAACCGCTTCAATCCCAAGGGCCTTGGCAAGGTCGAGGTCGAACTTGGTCCAGGTGCCATTGGGGTTATCACTACGAAGTGATAACTTGTTGTCAAAGTCGCCATCAACAACTGCAAAAATACCAACGCATGAATCGACAAGCATGTCGGCATTGGCCAAGAATGACCAGTCGTTGCCTTTTTGCTTGCGACGATTTTCAATTGTAGCATTCAACTTTGTTGCTGATACTGGCTTAAATCGTACATAAATTTCTGGGTCGTCCCAACGTGGTACTTGAATGTCAACGTATAGTTCGTTAACAATCTGTTCACGTCGGTGCTTCAAAGAAAGCAGGGGCGTTACTTCCGCAACTGGTGCGTCAGCAACAGCCCCCGCAGTCTCTGCAGTAAATTCATTTCCGTCTTGGTTTTCAATATTAAAATCAACCATGTGTTCCTCCATGGATTCGGTTACATTAAATTCTAACTGCTAGTCGCTTAAAAAGCAACTATTTATACACCAGAATTAAGGGTATTTGTGCCAGCGGCAGTAGTCTCACCGATTGTTTCAACGGCAATGTCAACCTCAAACATACGGGCTGCGTTGCTCATCGAGTCGGTTCCACCATCTTTAACGGCAATAATTCGGCCATTGTAGGTGCGTGGGTTTCCCCAGGCGGCACCAGTGTCGTCAAGTGGTTGAAGGGTGACAGTTGCCAACTTGTTTCCTACTGCGCGGTGCAGGTCAGAAAGACGGTCGTGGTCACGCTGTGTTTCGTATACCTTGGTCAATGTTACGTCCGAAATGGTCGGCATTGATAGGTAGGTGATTTCTGGGCCCATTCCGCCGGGACGGTGCTTGTTGACGGCTGCAGAAACGTCTCCGCCTGCAAACTTGTCAAAAGTTCCGTAGTCAACTGAATCAACAGTCAAAGTGGCTAGCCACTGCTGTTCTGAACCGTAAAAGTGGCTTGATACTTGTGTAGCCATTTAAATTCTCCTTGAATTAAAGTTTACTGATTAGTAAGGAAGCGGCGAAGTAACTGCGTACTTAGTCACATTTACAGTGACCAATTCACCAAATGGTGACATACGAAGGTTAACAGCAGCATTGATTTGACCAGCAGCGATAGTTGCTGGGGTGTTGACTTGTGGGCCAACGTTTACTGAGAAAGCATTGGCAGGCGAATCGCCGTAAATGCTCTTTCGAGTCCAGTATGCCTGGCATTGACCAGAAAGTGCACCGTTAAGTGCCGAGAAGATGTGGCCCTTACCGTCAATTTCTTGGAATACAAAGGATTCGGCAATGTTGTCAAAGTCCTTGATTACTTGCATACGGAAACGAACGTTGTTTAGGTAGACCCAGTTGGTGTCTACTGCACATGAACGGAAGCCATAAACAGCAATGGTGTTTTGACCAGGTACAAACTTAATAACGTTTACGCCTGCAGCATTAAGGGTTCCGCGGTCATCTGCGCCCCATGCTTGGGTTACGTTTACTGCGTAGTTAATTGAACCATTTACGATACCGGCTGCTGGAACGTTAGCGTCGTAAGATGCGTCGTTTACAGCAATGTTAGCAGCAACGAATGCTGAAGGCGGTACAGTGCGGTTAAATACAAATCCGCTAGTTTGGGTTGGGCTGGTAGATACAACGCCAGGAACGACCAACCAGGGGGCAAACAAGCCAGCGTAGGATGGGTCATTGGCAGTTGACTTAACAACCGTTGCAGCGGCAGTAAGGTCTGTGACTGTAGCGCTGTTTGGTGCGTCAAGGATTGCAACGCGGTTGAATGCTGCAGCGTGGTTAGTCAGGGTTCCGTAAACGGTGTTGCTGGTGTTGCCAGGTGCTGAAACTTGTCCAGGTCCGAATGATTCGTTGAATACTTCAAGTGCAACTGCAACGTCTGCGTCAGCAGTTGCTGCGTCAGTTCCACCGGTTAGGTAGATGTTGGTAACTGAACCAGTTGAAGGAAGGATTGAACTTGCTGATGCTGATGAAGCAGTAACCATTGAAACATAGCCAGGAAGGCTGTTTACCCAGTTAATTACATCAGTGTCACTTCCAAGAAGTGGTGAACTTGCCATTGTGATGCCATTGTAAGCAATGGTTGCAAGGTAGGCAGTAGTTGAATTTACAGTAATTCCAGTGATTGACAGGATTACACCTGCTGCACCGGCGCTGCTACTGTTTGCCCAAGCACCCTTACCATTAGCAGTAAGAACAAACTTACCACCGTTGGAACCACTTGTTGCAATTGCACCAGTTGAAGTAGGGGCAACGTTTGAAACGTAAGCGTTAATTCCACCTTCGCGGAAGAAAACGTCAAGTGAGTCGTAAAGAAGGGTGCTGTCAACAGTGACTGCGCCTGGCTTTACTGCGTAGCGACCAGTTACCTGGCCGTTAACAATTTGACCGAAGTACTTAGTAAAGTCTGCGATTGAATTAATTGGAACTGCGATGTTTGAAACACCTGCGGCATTACCAACGACAAACCAGGTGCCGGTAGGGTTGTTGCCACGGGTGCTTGCGCTGCTGGCGGCTACGTTAATGTATACGCCTGGGGCTTGATTAGCCATTAGTTATTCTCCTGTGGGGTTAGGGTCGACTCAGTTTCCTGTGTCTTTGAATTCTTGTTAATTACAGGCTTCTTGGGTTCTTCCTTCACTTCGCTTTCGCTTACTGAAGTTTCAAGACTTGCAAAACCTTGCTTGATGTATCCATCAATTATTTCGTCGTCAGTTACGCTGTAAACGAAACCGGGTGACATTGGTTGGCCACTGGCGTCATAAATGACGTGTGATGCCTGAATTAAAATCTTTTTCTTGCTCATTGTAGTGGTTCCTTCTCGACGGCGATGTTTACGGCTTCAACTTCTGGCAATGCAGAAGGTGCTGCTGTGGATGGTAGTGGCAAGCCACCGTGCATGTTCATAGCACTGCCTACAGTCACGACAAAACGAGCGTGGCCAATGCCAGTCGTTCTACCACTGCTGTGTTCGCCTTCTAGATATTCTTCGCCATCCCAAACGGTTGTTTCTGCAAACCCTTCAAGACCGCGTTTCTGTACAAGGCAGGTACGGATGCATGCTGTGTAAGCCTGCGTCAACGCTTCGGTTTCCTGCCAGTCTTTCGTTCCATAGACATAAACCATGGCTTCTACACGAAAGTTTGTTCGAATTGCATTTTGGTAAATTTGTGGACTTCCAACAGTTGTTGGGACACTGACCAAAACGGCCGCCTTCGCGTTCCTTGGAAGGGTGCGAAATTCGGGGCGGTGACGGTATTCAAAAGGAAGTTCTAAAACTTCACTTCCAAGAACACGATTAAATTCTGCTATATAAGTCGGTAGCCATTTTTGAAGGGTATTGTAAACCGCTTCTTGGACCGAATGCCCACCGTAAACAGGGCCATAGGCATCATCAAGGTAGGACAAATTCCAGTCTGTCCACCAATCACGCTGTGCTGCCATAATGTTCCTTTATCGTTTTTTATCTGTATAGGTTCGGTAATGGGCAGCAAGAGATTCAATTTGTTGAACCACTGCGAATCTTTCAGGTTCAATTTTGCGTAATTCCGTTTGTGACTTCATATCCCTGCTACGCCAGTCTTTTGCTGAAGCAAGCGCTTTTTCATGTTGTTCTGCAGTAAGTTTTGGTTGAACAGTGTGAGCCCATTCACCATAAGTCATTGGACGGTCATCAATTGGGGCACGGCCTTCGCGGGACCTACGTTCCGCTTTAACCTTATTCGCTTCCTTCATGTGGATGCGGTGTTCTTTATTATTCTTACGAACTGCTTTTGCGTATGCAGCAGCATTACTGTTAACACGGGAAGGCTTGGTGCGAATATCTTCTAAAAGATATTGACTAACAATTTCGTCTGCAATAAGCATAAACTTTTCTGTTATGTCAACAAAAACACGTTCTGGACGGTTGGCACCTATTTGATGACGGAAGCCGTAGTTTTCTTTCTCAGAATAAGAATCACTGGCACGTTTGTTACGTGGGTCAATAATTATGCGAAGGCTGTTTTCTGCAAATGTTTCAATGCGTGGGCTAGTAGCCGCTTCAAAAAGGTAACCACGGTTAATAAGTGGTTGGTCATTTGGATTGTCACGTTTTGCAAGTGTTTTGTCAGCAAGACTTCCCCAATTTTCGTGAACACCAAAAGTTGTTGAAATTCCTCCGCCTTTAAAAACTTCTTCTTCCATTAAACCAAATTCAGCGGTAATCGCATTCATGGCTGGTGCAAAATTTTTACCACGTTCAATCATTGTTTCAATTGTTACGCGAACATCGTATAATCCGGTTACTTCAAATCCACCTAAATTAGCCATTGTTAGCCGCGTACCCAAGGGGCAATAAGGTTATCAATCTGCTGGTCAATTTGGTCAAGATTCATTTCACGACGGGTCTGCGGTTCAAATTCAAGAATGATGAATTTTGCTGCCTGGAAAAGGCAGGCACGACGAAGCGAAGCGGGAACACCATGGGTATAACCGCCGTCATAAATAACTTCAATACGACTTCCTTCAGGGGCAAAAGTACCAAGACGAATCCAGACGTGACCGTCTGTTACATCAGGGCCTTTGATTCCGCCGTGCAAAAAGTCGATAGGCTGAACGTCACCGTAGGTACGCAGAATCTGCATAGACCTGATTGTGTACGTCCATAGTTCCGGATAAACCGGTGCGAATTGGTCAAGCCAGAAGTGTCGAACTAGGGTCGATGCACCTAACGCTACGGCTTGAGAAAGGCCAAGTGAACCATAAATGTCCATAGGCATGTCTGCGTTATTCCCATATTCAGATGGGTCAATACCGAATAGTCTGTCTTGATAGATGTGGCCCGAAAACGGTGCCAAGCGACGACCAGTGCGGTCTTCCAAGTGGGAAGTCGCCTCAACCAAAATGTCAGCAATGACAGTAGGTTCAAGGTCGACGACCAACTCAGGATAGCGCCTTTGAAGGTCTGCTACGCTGGCAAGCGAAACGGGGTCGTTATATTGTGACCCGTTATTTGCCATAGTAACTACTCCTTGGTTGTGCGCTTAGATTTTGATGCAGCCTTTGGGGCCGCTGGTGTTTCTTCTGCTGGGATGTGAAGAACTTTTTCAACTTCTTCTTCAACCTTTGCAACGACTGTTTCAACAGCCTTTACAACTTTTTCAGCCTTTTTTACATCCTTTTGAACTACATAGTAAAGTTCACCAGGAATAGAAAGAAGTGCGTGGGCCAAGCGTGGTGGGACTTCAATAGCCCCGGCGTCACCTGTTTTAATCCAAGTGTAACCTTCTGTACCGCCTGGTTCATTTGCTGCTAGTAATACCATGGTAAAACCTTTCTAAAGTAAATCCAGCGCGGCGGGCGGGGGAGGAACGAGGGAACCCGCCCGCCACACTGAAATATTTCTACCTAATTAGTCAACGATGAAGTTAGGGCTGTAAGACGTGTTGGTAGGTTGTACACCATTACCAGCCTTAGAGTCCAAAGCACTTGCAACGTTAGCAAGACGACCAATGTACTTAGGCGCACGAACAGCAAGCGTGGTGTCCGCAACGAATGCGAATGGCAGGCTGTCAGGCGATGCAGTAGTTGGGTACACGTTGATTGCCTGCATTTCACGTACGAATGGACGTACGATGTAGTTAGGGTCACGTGACATTAGGAAGATGCTCTGCTCACCGGCCGAAGTCAGTGGGTGCAGGTTAGCGTTTCCGTAGACGTAAGTTGCTGGAACTGAACCTTGAAGGTGTGAACCGTTCTTGGCAGTAAGCGTAGTTCCGTTGTCAACAATTGTGGTAGTTGCGTAAGCAGCACCAGTGTTGTCAAGGAAGTTTGCGTCTACAATACCGAGCAGGGTGAAGTCCGTGTTAGCAGGGCTGCTAACCGAAGCGCGGTATACCTTGTAGTGAGTTGGCTGTGCGCCTTCTGGTCCAACAGGTGTGCTGAACGAAAGTGTGCAAGCGCTTGTTGAAGGTGAAAGCGTTGCTGTCTTTGCAGCCTGGATTTCTCCGTAGCGAGCAATTACAGGTGCAACTGCGTAGGTGTAAGAACCTGTAAGGGTTCCTGTTCCTGTTGCAGCACCGGTTACAGTTGACATTGCGTTTGTGCGAGGTGACAAGAACGAAGTCTTGACGATTGGTACACCACGGTAAGTAGGTACAATCAAACCTGCTGCAATTTCAGTCTGGTCGATGAAGCGCTGTTGGTTAACAAGCAACTGTGCAAGACGGCTGTTTGCGTTAGGTGACATGAGGAACATCCACTCGCTGTTCTCGACAGGCTCAGCGACGTTGCTTTCAACAAGGTCAATGAGGAGGTCAAGTCCACCAAGAGTAAGGCTGTTTCCACCGAAGTCAATTGCGTTCTGGTCTACACCATCAACCCATGGGTTGAATGCTGGAGCGCCCCATGAAGAAGCACCACCGTAGTTGTCAATTG